CTGATAGATCGGGTGCAGCTTTTCCATATAGAGAAATGGTAAAAGAATGGACAGGTGCATGGGTGCACACATCTGAATTTGAACCTAAACAACCACAACTAGAACCACATCCTGTAAGTTCTGACCCACAAGGATTATTACATGCAAGACCTGCAAGAGTTGAGTTTCCTGTACAAGATATTTTACCAGAAAATCCATTTACAACAACAGCAGCATCAAAAGTTTTAAGTGTTTCTTTTCCCAATAATAAATTAAACGAAGGCACAACATATGTAAGATTTCAAGCTGTTAAACAACCAGTTGGAGGTGTTGCAATTACAACTTTAGAATTATCTACAACATTAAATGGAAATATAAGTGATTCTGTTACGACGATTACTTTAACAGATGCAACTGAGTTTCCAACTTCTGGTTTTATTATGATAGAAAAAATTGATACAACTCCTGACACAACTAATTATGGAAAATATTTAAATGAAGTAATTCAATACACAGGTAAAACGGGTAATAATTTAACAGGATGTACACGTGGAACTTCTGCACCATTTAAAGGAATAACGCTATCTAATACTACAGCAACTACACATAGCAGCGGAGCAAAAGTTTTTGGATCTTATTTAGCAACAGCTGTAGGCACAACTTTTAATACAGGAGCGCAACCTGCTACAAAAGTAATATATAATTCGTTAACAGTGCCTTTAGTATCTAACGCTACAAGCACAGCAACAGGAGGCGGTTTTCAGTGTACAATTGGACCCGTTAATGATAGAGGTTAATTATGGCTGGATACACTTACTCAAATTTAACAGATGATATTAGAAATTACACAGAAGTAGATGCTAATGTATTTACTGCCGCTGTTATAAATAGATTTATAGAAAACGCAGAATTTAGAATTAATTTAGATTGTCCTATGGATTCAGATAGAGTTCAAGATGAAGCACAATTTGCACAAAATTTTAATACCATTACAGTTCCTACAAAAACTTTATTTGTAAGAGGTGTTCAAGTATTTAATTCTACATCAGCAGTGACTGATCAAGGATTTTGGTTAGAGAGACGTGATCAAACTTTTATTACAGAATATGTAGGAGAAGCTACAGGTCCTTCAGGAGGATCTACAGGTCAAAATGTAAAAGGTTTACCTAAGTACTATGCTATGTTTGGTGGTGCTACAACAGGCACTAATACTGCTACATCAGGAGCTTTATTAGTTGCTCCTACACCTGATCAAAATTATAAATATATCATCCATTGTAATGTTATGCCAACTGGTCTAGAGACTAATACAGCTGGAACTTACATAAGTAATTACTTTCCACAGGGTCTATTATATGCATGTTTAGTAGAAGCATTTATGTTCTTAAAAGGTCCAACAGACATGTTGACACTATATGAAAATAGATATAAAACTGAACTACAAAAGTTTGCAGCAATGCAAGTGGGAAGAAGAAGACGAGACGATTACACGGATGGAACAATAAGAATACCAATCGAGTCACCGCCTCAGTAATTAGGAGAAAAAATTTATGACAATAACATCAGCAATATGTAATTCTTTTAAAGTAGAAATTTTACAAGGTGGTCACAATTTTAATGATGCTAGTGGTGCACCAACAGGTAACGCATATAAATTAGCTTTATTTTCAAGCGACTCAGCAACTTTAAATAAATCAACAACTGTTTACACAGCACCTTCATCTGCTAACGCAGTTCCAACTAACACACTTGAAGTCAGTCAAAGTCAAACTGATGGCGGTGCTAGTAACACTGGTTATACTGCAGGTGGGGTAGCATTAACACCATCAGCTGATCCAGTTTTATCTGGTGACACAGCGTGTGTTAAATTTAATGATGTAAGTTTTACTTCAGCTACGTTTACAGCAAGAGGTTGTTTAATTTATAATTCAACAGCAGTTACAGGATTCACAACAAACAGATCTGTTTGTGCAATTAATTTTGGTGCAGATAAAACTGTAACAAGTGGAACATTCACAGTTCAATTTCCAGCACAGACAGCGGGTAACGCAATCGTTCAAATAGCATAGGGAGTAAATCCTTATGGCTAACACTTGGAACCAATCCGGAACCACCTGGGGCCAAAATAGTTATGGTCTTCAAACTGAAGTTAATATTTCTATTACAGGTCTATCACTTACATCTACAGTTGGATCAGTAGAATCTTTTAACGAAACAGGTTGGGGTTCTGATACATGGGGATTTGAAAACTGGGGTGAGTCAGCAATTGATGTAGTTTTACCAGCTTTATCTGTAACAGCTACAGTAAATCTTCCATCAGAAAATATACAAGTTAAACCTGGATGGGGTACTTTAGATTGGGGTGAAAATGGTTGGGGCACTGTTGAATCTGCTGTATTTAATTTAACAGGATTATCTGCAACTGCTTCAGTTGGATCTTTAACCGTTGTAGATCAAGCAATGGGTTTAACAGGTTTAACAGCTCAAACAACCGCTGGTTCTTTACCAATTATTGTAGATAACACTCTTACTCTCACAGGTTTATCATCTCAAAGTGCTGTAGGAAGTATAACACCTGCAGACGTTATGGGTTTAACAGGTTTATCAGCTCAAAGTGCAGTGGGAAGTATATCTCCTGCAGACGTAATAGGTATAACTGCTCCATCTGCTGCTCAAACAGAAGTTGGTGATATTACAATTTCTTCTAACCCTGTTATAGATTTAACAGGTGTTTCTGCATCAACATCTTTGGGTTCTTTAACAATAGATAATATAACTCCAGCATTGTTAGCAGGTCAATCAGCCTCAACAGCTTTAGGGTCTTTAACAACAACTCAATTATCTATAGCTAGTTTAAATGGTCTAGGACAAACAGCCACTACAAGTCTTAATTCGGACGGATTAATTCTTAAATATTATGGAAAACTTGATCCTAAAACAAGTACAGGATATTCAACACGAACACCTAAAACCAGCACAGGATACACAATTAAAACTCCTGCATAATTATGTTTGACTTAAAACTAAATAACTAATATAAATACTTAAAACTAGGAGATTAATAAAAATGGCTTCAACATACACACCTCTCGGCGTAGAGCTAATGGCTACTGGTGAAAACGCTGGTACTTGGGGAACAAAAACAAATAATAATTTAAATCTTATAGAACAGTTAACGGGTGGATATTCTGCAAAATCAATTGCAGGTGGTGCACAAACTACAACTTTAGATATTGATGATGGTGCATTAACAGGAACAGCTCAATTTAGAATGATTGAGTTTACAGGTAGTATTACTGGAAATCAGATTGTTACAATTCCAAATGATGTAGAAAATTTCTACATGTTAAGAAACTCAACTTCTGGAGCGTACACAGTTCAGTTTAAATATGCAACTGGTTCAGGATCATCTGTTACATTTGCAACTACAGACAAAGGCGATAAGTTAGTTTTTGCTACAGCAAATGACGGAAGTAATCCAGATATTAAAGATTTATCAATTGGTGTAACATCTCCAGCAGGAACAACAGGACAAGTTCAAGTAAATAGTAGTGGTTCTTTTGCTGCAATTTCTGAAGGTACGTCAGGTTTTATATTAACGTCAACTGGATCTGGATCAGCTCCCACATTCCAAGCAAATACGGCGACATCAACAGGAAAAGCTATTGCAATGGCAATTGTTTTCGGATAAAAGAAAAAGAGGAGAATAAAAAATTATGGCAAACCCAAATATAGTAAATGTAACTTCGATTCTTGGTAAATCAGTTCAAGCTGCATTAACAACAACTTTAACAACTGAAATACTTGCATGTCCTTCAGACAAAGTATTAAAAATTAACACAATAATTATAGCAAACATCGATGGTTCAAATGCTGTTGATTGTTCAGTATTTATAACTAAATCTGGTGGATCGCCAATAGCTCTTGCAAGTACAATTTCTGTACCAGCTGATGCATCATTAACAGTTATCGATAAAAATACATCTTTATATTTACAAGAATCTGATAACATTGAAGCTGGTGCGGGTGCCAACAGTGATGCAGTTATAACTATTTCATATGAAGAAATAGACGACGCATAGGAGATTTTTATATATGGCACATTTTGCTGAAATAAGATCTAGTGATAACGTAATTTTAAGGGTCGTTGTAATTAATGATTCAGATGTTACTGCTAATGGAGGAGAATATTCTTCAGAATCTGAAACATGGGTTGCTAATAATATACCCAACGATTTAACTTTAGAGTTAGATCCTTATCCTGAAACATATTGGAAGCAAACTTCTTACAACACTCGTGACAATCAACACTACACACAAGATGAAAACGGAGTTCCAATTTTATCTGCTGATCAAACTAAAGCAAAAAGATTTAGATACGCTACTTATTTAGGTACTTATAATTCTGCAGAAGATATTTTTATAGATGCAAAACCTTTTGCATCTTGGTTATTCAATAATACTACTAAAGCATGGGATCCACCAACACCTATGCCAAATGAAGTAGATGAAGATGGGCAATACATAACATATGATTGGAATGAAGAAACACAAACTTGGGAGATAAGATAATGGCAAATGGCGGAATAATAGGACCAGCAAACGATCCGGTTAACTTAACAGTAAGTGCACCTGGAAGTGTATCAAATTTTAACGGTTCAGGGACTTTTACACCTTTTTCAGCACCTGCAGCAGCAGCTGATTTTAGAACAGCAAATGTTTTAGCGATCGCTGGTGGAAGAGGCGGAGGAGCTAATATTGGAGCAGGGGGAGGAGCCGGTTGGGTTCAATACAATCCAGCTCATTCTATACCTAGTTCTTCAGCACCAGTAACAATTGGTGGCGGTGGTGGGCAAAATGCAAATGGAGCAGCATCTACTGCTGGTTTTGCCTCTCCTGTTGCAGCACCTACAGGTTCTTTTCCTCCACACAATATTAATGGTAACGGCGATTTCAGTTCTGGAGGCGGAACTCCTTATCCAGGAACAACGGCGGGGGGAGCAGGATCTGGCGGAAACGGCGGAGGACCGGGATCTGCGGGAGCAGGTGGTATCGGTACAGCGCATCCAGGCGTTTCTTCTCCACAAAAAGCTGGCGGAGGCGGAGGCGGAGGTTGGCCAGGTCAACCGGCTGGCCCAGGAACAAATGGAGGAGGCTCAGGTGTTTCTCCACTAGGAGGCACAGGTGGTTCGGCATCGGCTAATACAGGATCTGGCGGCGGCGGCGGCGGAGGAAATAATGGCCCAGGCGGCGGGGGCGGATCAGGCTTTGTCGCGATTAAAGAATTAGATATAAATGTTCAATCGGCTTCTGGTGTTTGGAAATTATCTGAACAGTATCAAGCTAAAAAAGCGGGAAATTGGCCATCTTAATATTCTGTGTCCTTTAAAGTAATTAAAAATTTTCTTAAACAAGAAGAGGCGGATTACATAGAAAGCACCATGCTTTCATTTAATTTTCCATGGTTTTATTCTGGTTCTGTAAATACTCCAGAAGATAACAATAGATTTTTTTTCTCACATTCTATAATTCATGAAGGTAATATAAACTCAACTTTTTATGATAATATTGCATCACCAATATTAAAAATATTAAAACCAAATAAAATAAATAGAATTAAATGTAATTTATTTGTTAAACAAAATGAACAAATTAAAGCTGGCATGCATACAGATATGGAAGAAGAACACATGGTTCTTTTGTATTATGTTAATACAAACAACGGATTTACTTTATTTAAAAACGGTGATAAAGTTCCTTCTATAAAAAATACAGCATTAATATTTAATGGTAAATTAAAACATGCTGCTGTGTTACAGACAGATGAAAAAGTTAGAATTAATATAAATCTTAATTATTTATGAAAATTATTAAGAATTTTTTGCCTAAAGAAACAGCTGATCTCATAGAAAAAAAAATGCTTTGTAATACCTTTGCTTGGTTTTACGAAGATTGTATTAATACAACAGAAGATAATAAAAATTTTTTTTTTACACATGCTATAATTAAAGAAGGGGTGTGTTACTCTAGATTTTATAAAAGTGTAGCAGCACCTATACTAAATAAACTACAGCCTAATAAAATATCTAGAATTAAATGTAATCTATATCCTCGAGAGAATGAACAATATATAAAAGGTTTTCATGTTGATTTGCCAGAGAAACACATGGTTCTTTTATATTATGTTAATACAAACAACGGATTTACTTTATTTGAAAACGGTGATAAAGTTCCTTCAGTAAAAAATACTGCTTTAATTTTTGATGGAAATTTAAAACACGTAGGCGTGCCACAGACAGATGAAAAAGTTAGAATTAATATAAACATTAATTATTTATGAAAATAATACAACCGTTTCAATATTTAATTGCAACTACTACTATTAATAATATTGATACAAGTCACTTAAATAAATTTGCAAAAAAAATATTTAACGAAGAACCTTCTGTTGCTGGAAGTAATTCAGGGGGGTATCAAAGTTCTAATTTATTAGAAAGAGAAGAAGTAAAAGATTTGTCTGAAAAAATACAAACCGCTATACGTCCCTATACAGGTTACTTTAATTTTAAAAACAGTTTAAAACTGTGTAATATGTGGTTGAATGTAAATGATATAAAAGATTCAAACATCTTACATGATAATCCTTTTACTAAATTATCTGGAATATTTTATAGTAACGCTTCTGAAAATTGTGGAAATTTATTTTTTTCAAACCCTGTTGAAATACAACATTTTATTAACAGTAATGAAATTAATAAATACAATTCTTACAATTCTTCTAAATATCAAATCATTCCTCAAAATAATATGTTAATTATTTTTCCATCTTTTTTAAAACACGAAGTTGCTATTAATACATCTAAAAATAAAACAATATTTTTTTCATTTAATTTAATATAATGAACGTACTTTCTATATATACTTCTCACGATGGGTGCATGACGTATATAAAAAATAATAAGATTATATTTCACACACAACTAGATAGATATAATCGTTTTAAATATTATTCCTTTCCAGTTAAGCAAACAATAAAAGAATTAGAAAAATTACCAATAGATAAAATAATATTTTCTTCTTCTAGAAATAATTCAATGGGAATATGGGAAGATTTAATAATTAACAGTAAAAAATTAAGAAATATAGATATGCATTTTTATCATTCTCAACATCATCACTTGTTTCATGCATACTGTGCATTAACATGGAATAAAAATATAGAGAATATAATTGTATGTGATGGAACAGGAGCACCTGTTGCAGGATCATTAGAACCCGAAAGAGAAAGTCAATATATTTTTAAAGATGATAAATTAAAACACATAACAACTGAATTTAATAAAATAGGTTTAGACTATGAAATTTTTACCAGTTTAACTTTTGAACATCCTATGGCAGGGGGTAAAACAATGGCATTTAGTTTACATGATAAAGGTGCAAAAAAAACACAAGAAAAATATGAAAAAAACATGACTGATTTAATTACAAAATGGGGTGTAAAAGATAATTTGTTATTTACCGGAGGTTGTGCACAAAATATTTTATATAACTCTAAGTTAATATCTAAATTTAAAAATATATTTTGCGATCCTTTTAATGGAGATTTTGGTTTAAGTTTAGGGGCTGCAAATTATTTTTTAGAAAATAAAATAAAAAACGATACTGTTTATTTAGGTATACCTCAAGATCTAGATGTTTCAATTTTTTCTAAATATAATATCTTAGATACGGATACGGAAGAAGTTGCTAAAATTTTATTAGAAGATCCTGTTGCTATATTTCAATCTAGAAGTGAACAAGGTCAAAGAGGGTTAGGTAATAGATCTTTGTTAATGAGTCCTTTGCATAAAGATGCTACAGCAAAACTTAACGAAATAAAAAAAAGAGAATGGTTTAGACCTTTTGCATGTTCTATTTTAAAAGAAAAAACTAAAGAATGGTTTGACATGACAATAGATGAATCGCCGCACATGATGTACGTATTTGATTTAAAAAAAGAAAAAGAAGGAATCTTAAAAACAGGTCTTGCTGTAGATAACAAATCAAGAATTCAAACTGTAGACAAAAATAGAAATTTAAATTATTATAATTTAATTAAATCTTTTGAAAAATTAACTCAAGTTCCTATTTTGATAAACACAAGTTTAAATTTACCTGACGAAGTGTTAGTAGAAACAATGAATGATTTAAAAGAATTATTTGAAACAAGTAAATTAAAATATATTTATTTACCTGAAATAAATAAATTAATTAAAAAATGAACTTAAAACATTATTATTGGTGTTTTCCAAAAGCTCTTTCAGCTAAGATATGTGATGATATAATTGCGTATGGAAATAAGAAAACAATTGAAAAAGGTGTAACTGGTGCAATAGACGGAAAAGTTTTAACTGAACAAGAAAAACAATATTCAAAAGAAATTCGAGATTCAGATATAGTTTGGTTAAATGATAAATGGATCTATAGACATATACAACCTTTTGTTATAACAGCAAACAAAGAAGCTAATTGGAATTTTGAATGGGATTGGTCCGAACCAATGCAATTTACAAAATATAATAACGGACAGTATTATGATTGGCATATGGATAGTTTAAATGAACCCTACAATAAACCAGACGACCCTGGTTTTCATGGAAAAATTAGAAAAGTTTCTGTAACAGTTCAGTTAACTGATCCAGATAAATACGAAGGTGGAGAGTTAGAATTTCAACCACGAATGAACCATGATAATCCTTTAGAAACATATATAGAAGAACAATCATTAGCTAAAGGAACCATAATTGTTTTTCCTTCTCATATCTACCATAGAGTAAGACCAGTTACAAAAGGAACGAGATATTCATTAGTGATGTGGAGCCTTGGATATCCATTTAAATAATTTATGTATAAAAAACAAAAATATGTAATAATTAAAAACGCAATCTCAAAAGAAAAAGCAGATTATTTATTTAAATATTTTAAATTAAAAAGACAGGTAGCAAAAACCATGTTAGAAGATAATTACATATCTCCTTTTTCAAAAGAGTGGGGTTCTTGGGCTGATCCTCAAATAAAAAATACTTATGTTATTTATGGTGATGTTGCATTTGATCTTTTATTACAAGAACTAAAACCTATTTTATCAAAAGAAACTGATTTAGATTTAGTTGAACAATATAGCTTTGCAAGATTATATAAAAAAGGAGATGAATTAAAAAGACATAAAGATAGATTTAGTTGTGAGGTTACAATTACTTTAAACCTTGGTGGAGACTTATGGCCAATTTTTATTGAAACAGATCCTACTAAAGGTAAATCAGATCTTAACAATGGATATAAATCTGATTTTACTAAAGGTGTTCAAATAGATTTAGAACCTGGTGATTTGGTTGTTTACGATGGAGTTAATTTAGAACACTGGAGAGAACCTTTCGAAGGAGAGGTATGTGGTCAAGTGTTTTTGCATTACAATACCGTAGAATCATCTATTAAACATAACAATAAATTTGATGCTCGACCACATTTAGGTTTACCTGATGATTTTTGTTCCCAACGTCTTTACTCATACGACGATCAAGAAAAAGTAATTTCTCTTTTAGAAAAATGATATTTGAAAAAAAAAACCTAGCGGATATTTTTAAAGACAAACAAGAAGAAATGATTGAACACGCTTTAAAACACAGACAAAGTGGTTATAATTTTATGATAAATAAAGATGATAATTTTGATCAGCTATATCAAATATTTTTAGATACTTGTAAGGATAGATTTGAAGGGATAGTGTTTAAAAAACCTAGTTTTAAATATTGGGGTTATGTATTAGACAAATTGTTTTTTGAAACTAAGTGGCATAATCATGTTAAAACAAGTGATTTAGTCGGAGTGTTTTATTTAAAAGTAGCTAAAACAGAACAAGGAATTGCTTTATACGAGGGTAAGCAAAAAACTAAAAAAATAGTGCCTACAAAAATTTTTAAACCCAAGGATTATGATTTAATTATTTTTAAAAATAATTTACTTCACAGGCCTTTATTGCCTTTAGATAAAGATGACTTTAGATTATCTATTAATATGGAAGTTTTTATAGACAATAGCTATAAAATATAAACACTTTTTAAAGTGGAAAAAGATTAAAAAGATTATATAAAGGTATATTATGCTACAAAAACTAGGTTTTTTACCAGGATTTAATAAACAAGTTACATCAACAGGTGCTGAGTCTCAATGGACAGGCGGTACAAATGTACGTTTTAGATATGGTACACCTGAAAAAATAGGTGGTTGGTCTCAATTAGGAGACAGTAAATTAACTGGTGCAGCCAGAAGCTTGCATCACATGGTTAATAAAGAAGGTATTAAATACGCAGCCATAGGAACTAACAGGATTTTATACGTATATTCTGGGGGAGTATACTATGATATACACCCTTTAATTAATCCATCAGGAAGTGCTATTACAAACGCATTTAGTACAACTAATGGACAATCAACTGTTACTTTAACTTTTGCTTCTGCACACAATTTTCAAGTAGGTGATATTATATTGTTTGGAGACGCGTCTACATTTACGGCTATTACAGGTTCTAATTTTACGTCTTCTACTTTTGCAGATAAAAAATTTATGGTTACTAATATACCTAGCACTACAACCTTACAAATAAATGCTGGCAGTAATGAAACAGGAGCAGGAGCAACTACTTCTGGAGGTATAACTTATTTTCAATATTATCATGTTGGACCCGCTGAACAAGTTGGAGTTTTTGGTTATGGTATATCTCAATGGGGTGGTGCCGTTACAAACCCACAAACAACAACTTTAAATGGTGCATTAAACGCTGACTCTGCTGGAACTGGTGGTTCAGGAACTACGATTAATGTAGGGAGTACAACTGGATTTCCAAGCACAGGAACAAATTTTATACAAGTAGATAATGAAGAAATATCTTACACAGGAATTACAGCTACAAGTTTTACTGGAATTACTAGAAATGTTAGAGGAACAGCCAACGCTTCTCACAGTAACGGTGCAACCGTTACTAACTTTAGTGCTTACTCTGCCTGGGGCCAAGCAGCATCGACCACGGATAAAGTTGCAGAACCCGGTCTCTGGTCTTTAGATAATTTAGGTAGCACATTAATTGCTTTAATATTTAACGGTGAATGTTTTGAATGGGACGCAGATGCATCCAATGCAACATCAACAAGAGCTACAATTATATCAGGTGCACCAACAGCGTCACGTGATATGTTAGTATCTACTCCCGATCGTCACTTAGTATTCTTTGGAACAGAAACAACTATTGGTAACAAAGCAACACAAGATGATATGTTTATTAGATTTTCTTCTCAAGAGGATATAAATACTTATACACCTACAGCTGAGAATAGTGCTGGTACACAAAGACTGGCCGCCGGATCACGGATCATGGGTGCTAAACTTGGTAGAAATGCATTATACGTTTGGAGTGATACAGCTTTATTTACTATGCGTTTTGTTGGAACTCCTTTTACTTTTGCCTTTGAACAGGTTGGTACTAACTGTGGTTTGATTGGTAAGAATGCAGCTGTTGAAGTTGATGGCGCTGCGTATTGGATGTCTGATAATGGTTTCTTTAGATACACCGGTAAACTAGAATCTATGGACTGTTTAGTTGAAGACTATGTTTACGATAATTTAAATACAACATCTAATCAAATGGTTTATGCAGGTATTAATAACTTGTTTGGAGAAGTTACATGGTTTTATCCAGAAGCTAACTCTAATGTAAATACACAATCAGTTACTTATAGTTATTTAGACTCAACTGCTAAACGACCTATATGGTTTGTAAATGCAAGTCCTTTATTTATTAGAACTACATGGCAAGACTCAGCTGTGTTTGGTTTACCACATGCAACTCAATACGACGCTGATACAGATACATCTTTTGATGTAACTGGAAACACAGAAGGTGTTTCGTATTACTATGAACATGAAACAGGTGTTAACCAAGTAAGACTAGGAGTAACCACAGCAATTCCTGCTGACATTACTTCAGGTGATTATGATATTACACAAAAAGTTGTAAGAGGAGCTGCAACTAATTTAGGAGATCTTAGAGGTGATGGTGAAAACATTATGAGAGTAAGTAGAATCATACCAGACTTTATAACTCAACAAGGAAATGCTATTATCCAATTAGATTTAAGAAATTATCCAAGTGATACAGCAGTTAGTTCATCCTTAGGACCTTTTACAGTTACATCAGCTACAACAAAAGTAGATACACGAGCAAGGGCAAGAGCTATAGCTCTTACAATATCTAACACAGCTGTAGATACCAGTTGGAAACTTGGAACTTTTAGGTTAGATATACATGCTGGAGGAAGACGATAATGATTGATAAAAAAATGAAACCAGTTGTTCAAGGCGGAGTTGATAATTACTTAGGTAAACAGCCACAAGTTCAAGCGCCTAGAAAATGGCAATCAAGTCCTAATAAACCAGCAACAGAATTAGCTTACATTACAGAAGCAGAAAAAGATTTAATATTAAAAGCAAATATACATGGTGGACTAGAAGGTGGTCCTAACATGGGTCCATCAGGAATTATGTCACTAGATAGTTTTGGTGATGTAGGTGGAGCTGGAGCTAGTGGTGGAGATACAGAGGCTGGAGGTGGAGCTATGGAAGGTAGAGGTTTTTCTGGTAGAAGTGTTGCTGAAATGAATGATAAAAGAGATACATCTTTTCAAAATAGAATAGCAAATCAAAGAGCTGCATTACAAATAGCAGAAAGAGCACAAGCTAAAAATTTAGGTTATAATGAAAGAGCAAACATTGCTAATGCAACGTATGGTCCACTACAAAAGTACACAGGTGAACGAGGATTTTTAGGTAATCTTTTTAGAGGAGCTAATAAATATGGATACACAGATACATATACATCGGGTCCTAAAGCTGGAC